CAGTCCCGGGATTAGTTTTAAAATCACCGAATACTTTATCTGAGAAAATTAAAGAGCGTATGATTCAATCTTGGTCTATGCGATATAATCCAGCAGGCGGTGGAAGACGTCCACTTATTCTAGACGGCGGTATTGAAATCGATAGTATTTCAAATGTAAACTTCAAAGAATTAGATTTTCAATCCTCTATAGAAGAAAACGAAAAGATTATTTTAAAAGCATTAGGCGTACCGCCAATTTTACTAGATTCTGGTAATAATGCAAACTTACGCCCTAATATGCGTCTTTATTATTTAGAAACTATACTTCCTATTGTTAGAAAACTAAACGAAGGACTAGAGCGCTTTTTTGGTTTCGAACTTAAAGAAGACGCCAGCGACATTCCTGCACTGCAGCCAGAATTACGTGATCAGTCACAGTACTATTCAGCTTTAGTAAACACAGGGATTATTTCCCCTAATGAAGCCCGTCTTGCGTTAGGTTTTGAGGCTTTGGAAGGCCATGATGATTTAAGAGTACCTGCTAATATTGCAGGATCAGCGGCAAACCCTGATGAAGGCGGTCGCCCAGAAGAATCAAACGGAGAAGAATAACATGGCACGAACTCGCCAAAAACACAAAATATTAGATGATATTGGTAACTTTATGTTGTCCAATAAAAAATTAATGGATCAACGAGAGTACGCATCTTCACAAGATGCCCCAGTACGTTATAAACAGATCCTTAGCTTTTTCGGTAACTGGACTCGTATGATGAATAGCTTACGCCTTCATTCTGCGGATTTATATGCTGAAATTGAAAAGGCTGAAAAGGCACCTAAGCCTAAGCCTAAGCCTGTAGTAGCTCCAAAAGCTGAGCCTGTAAAAACAGCGCCAAAGCCAGCGGTTAAGCCTACAGTAAAGAAAGAAGAGAAGTAAAATGGAAAAGATTTTCAATCTAACCTCTACACTCAAAGCTTTCGACGAGAACGATGACGGTAGCATTCTAGTTCGAGGTATGGCAAGTACTTCTGACTTTGATCGTGCTGGCGACCAAATTCCCGCAGACGCTTGGGCTAAAGGTGGTTTAAATAACTTTGAAAAGAACCCTATTATTCTTTTTAATCACGATTACAATAAACCTATTGGTCGTGCTACAAAGTTAAAAGTTACAGAGAACGGTCTGGAGATGGAAGCTAAAATTTCTAAATCCGCACCCGATCACGTAGCTCAACTAGTTAAAGAAGGTATCCTCGGCGCATTTTCTGTCGGTTTTCGAGTCAAGGATGCTGATTATATAAAGGAAACCGATGGAATTATGGTAAAGGATGCTGAGTTGTTTGAGGTTTCGGTTGTTTCCGTTCCTTGTAATCAAGCAGCTACTTTCTCACTAGCAAAGTCTTTTGACTCAGTTGATGAGTACGAAGAATTCAAAAAATCTTTAATTGATAGTGTTGAAAAGGACTCGGAAGAAGTTATTACTTCTGAAGAATCTGATGAAACACAAAGTAATATAGTCGAAGAGACTATCGAACAGGAGAAAAACATGTCTGAAGTAAACAAAACTCCAGAAATCGACTTGGAAGCATTTGCGAAGAAAGTTGCGGCTGATACTGCAGCTCAAATCAAAATGGAACAAGCAAAAGAAAAAGCAGCTGCTGAAAAAGTAGCTAAAGACGCTGAAGTAGCAAAAGCTGCTGAATTAGCAAAAGAAGCCGAAAAAACTGAACTACTTAAACAAGTAGAAGAGATGATGGCAAAGAAAGCAGAAGAAGCTGACGCTCAAAAAGCGGCATTAGAAGCTGAAGTTGCAGAAAAAGCACAGGAAATTGAAAAAATGCGTGATAGCAAAAAAGTATTCGCAGACCGCGCAGAGAAATCTGACGTATCTAAATGGGGCCAAGACTTCATGAAAGCACACCTTTTAGGTGTAATGACTCAAAAAGGTATGAACACTCGTTTTGCTCAAGAGTTACAAGAGAAGTCTGGTATTGATTACACTACTAACGCTCCTGACATTGATCAAGAAGTTTCTGCTCAAATCGAAAAAGAAATCATGCGTGACCTTAAAGTTACTGCTCTTTTCCGTGAAATCCAAGTAAACGGCGCATCTACTATCCTTCCGTTACAAGTTGATACTGGTCTTGCTGACTGGGCAACTAATGCAACTGCTGGTAACTTAGAAAACCGCGGCGCAACTGATAACGCTTACAAGCCTAAGCAAATCACTCTTACGGCTCACCGTTTAATCTCTAGTACTTTCATGGATAACGAAGTAGACGAGTTAGTTCTTGTTAACTTAATGCCTATGCTTGTTGAAGGTGTTGCACGTGCACACGCTCGCGCAGTAGAAAAAGCTGTTCTTTTAGGTAATGGCAGCACAATCGGTGGTTTAGCTGGTGTTGCAGCTGCTGGTACTGATCTAGCAACTACTGCTACTAAATTAACTGCTGATGCATTACTTGACGCACGTCAAGCAATGGGTAAATATGGCTTAATGCCTGGTGAGTTAGCGTTCATCGTTTCTCATAAAGGTTACTACGACTTACTAGACGACGCTAAATTCCAAACTTTAGATGAAGTTGGTTCTGATTTAGCAGTACGTGTTACTGGTACAATCGGTGCAGTTTACGGTACTCCGGTAATCGTATCTGAAGAGTTCGATGCTCCAGCAAGTGGTAAAGCTGCAGCGTTCGTTGTAAATACTCGTAACTACGTGATTCCACGTTTACGCGGTGTTTCAGTTGAGCAAGATTATGAAGTAATGAATCAACGTCGTGTGATCGTTGCTACTCAATCTTTAGGTTTCAACGAATTAGTAGCCGGTAACGGTACTGACGAACCATCTGTTAAAATCTCTTACGCATAAGAGTAGAGTAACATAAGCTTAGGGGGCTCGCCCCCTGAGTTTTTACTAATTGGATTATATAAAATGGCAAACTTTGTAACATTAGCAGAATATAAAGAATCGGAAGGTATTACTAATCCGAAGGACGACTTACGCCTTAATCATATTATTCCATCTGTGACTCAATTAGTAAAAACTTACTGCGGTAACTCTATTATCGATTTTTATAGTACAAATAAGGTAGAAGACTTTTCTATTGATTGGAACTCTTCTTTAATACAATTAACAGAAAGTCCCGTAGTATCAGTAGTTTCTGTAGAAGAGCGCGACAATTTTTCAGCTCCTTATACCACTTTAACCGATGTAGATTACTACGTAGATAATGCGACAGATAGTATTATTCGAGTAGCTCCTACAGGACAACATAAGCCTTGGAGACAAGGACCCGGCGCTGTAAGGGTAACATATAAAGCAGGGTATGAAACTGTACCTGCAGATTTAAAATTAGCAGTAATTGACCTTATAACTTACTATCTAAAAGACGAACATAAAGAACGTCGTAACTTAGGCACTGCATCTATACAAAACCAAGCAAGCTCTTCTCAGAGAAATAACGTAGCTTTTCCTGACCATATAAAAAGAGTTTTAGACTTATATAAGAATTACTAATGAGCAGCCCTTCTCTAGTTAATTTTATACAGAAATTAAATACAGAGTTAGAGGGGTTTTCTGAGTATAGAAAAGCTTTAAACCGTAAGCCCCAAACTTTTGTATTTAATAAAAGAAGTCTTTTAGCGGAAACAGTAAAGCAAATAGAAGCTAAAAGCTTGCAGAAAGGTAAAATACCTGCAGAAATAAAAGCAGGTATTAAAGTAATAACCAATAAGTATGGTGACATTCTAGTAAAAGAATTAAAGACTATAGCAGGAAAACCAAACTTAAAAATGCCTGGCGGTAAACTGACTATGGTTTTCGACGAAAGCACAGAGGTAGAGGTGCCGGAGTACTATGATACTGCTGTACCTATTTCAAACTATAGTAAAGTACGTTTAGCGTATAAAAATACTTTAAATGCTATGTTTATTGAGCTACAAGAGTATCTACGCACTACTGAAATAGGTTCAATAAAAAACAACGATAATACAGAAAAAAGAAGCATATTAGGGTTTTTTGATAGCGGGCATGAAGATAAAGCAGGTGTTTTTGAACGATTTTTATACGAAACCACACAAGCTATTGCAGCTGAAGTAACTAAGACAACAAACGAAGACTCTCAAGAAGCTTTAGACTCAGTTACAAGAGCTTTAAGCACTGAGGGTTTTGTTTTTTCTATTCAAAAAATAGACGCAAAAGATACTATAGTTTTAAAAGTAGAATCCGCTTTTTTAAATAGAAGTAGAGGTTCTAAAGTAGGTAATTTTTCTAAAAGATTACGTGGAAAAATAAACAAATTTCTAGCAAGTGAGAATTTAGCTGAGTTAGAAGGGTCTGACAGCTTTAAAACTAAAAAACGTAAAAAATTACTGAGAGAAACAAAACAAGCGTTTGAAAACATACCTGGAGTTACGGTAAAATTTGAAGATACTACAGCAAAGCCGTCTTCCTCAAGCCCTTCAAAGATTTCAGTGGGTACAAAAGTTTCTCCAAAAAGAACAAAAGTTTCTAGTCAGGGTGTAAAGCCTAGATCAGCTCGTAGCTCTAATAGACCAGGACCAGATCTAGCATCACAGGCCTTGAGATTAGTTCAACAGATTAATCAAAAGCTTCCTGAAGCTATTATTAGTAATATGACATACCCAAGACTAGTAAATAGAACAGGGACTTTCGCAGGTAGTGCAAAAGTAGTAGATGTTAATCAAACTAGACAAGGTTACTTATCTTTTGGCTATACTTACGATAAGTTTCCATACCAAACATTTGAGCCCGGCTATGCCCAAGGCTCCCCAGATAGAGATCCCAGACGATTAATAGATAGAAGTATTAGGGACATAGCAACAGAACTTGCTTTAGGCAGATTCTACACCAGGAGATTATAATGTCACTAGAAAGAGTGTATACGTCCAGACGGCTTAATATAGTAGAAGCTATTGTAGGCAAGTTAAAAGGTATTAATGGTTCTGGAGAGTATTTAATCGACGTTAATGAAAACGTAGAACCTAGGTTAAAGTTTTGGGATGAAATACAAG